CCAAAAGAATGTCATCCGCAGCAAGGTAACTGGTGCTGAATTCATCTTTAAGGGGCTGCACCATTCGATCCAGGAGATCAAATCCACCGAAGGTATTACCATTTGTTGGGTCGAAGAAGCGCAGAGCACTTCGGAGGATAGCTGGCAAATCCTTATCCCGACGATCCGCGGTATGGATGGGGCTGAGATATGGGTAAGCTACAACCCCTATCTTGCGACCGATCCGACCAGCATTCTCTTCCAGGGCACTGATCCCAAGCGCCCGGTCGATCCCCGCGCTATTGTGGTTGAAGTCAACTGGGATCAGAATCCCGACTTTCCCCCTGACATGGAGAAAGACCGGCGCATCTTGCTGGCGCAGGACCCTGACGCTTATGAGCATGTCTACAACGGCGCATTCCTGCAGACTTCGGAAGCGACCATCTTCCGCAATCGCTACAAGGTTTGCACTTTCGATACTCCGCTTGACATAGATCGGTTCTATTACGGAGTCGACTGGGGCTTTGCGAATGATCCTACTTTTGCGCTCCGCACCTGGATAAGGGATAATAGCCTTTACATCGATTATGAGGCTTATGGGGTAGGGGTAGAGCTGGATGATCTGGACGCGCTGTTAGGCGGCGGACTAGCAAAGAAGAATGGGGTGGAATACCCAGGCATCCCAGGCATCAAAAGCTGGCCGGTAAAGGCCGATGGCGCCCGACCGGAGACCATCAGCTACATGCGCCAATTTGGCTACCACATGACGGCCGCTGAGAAATGGCCCGGCAGCGTGGAAGACGGGATCGCCCACCTCAAGGGCTTTACCATGATCTATATCCACGAGCGCTGCCCGCGCATGGCGCAGGAGGCCAGGCTCTACAAATACAAGGTGGATAAGCTCACCAACGAGGTTTTGCCGGTCATTGTCGACAAGCACAATCATGGCTGGGATGCGGCGCGGTATAGTTTGGATGGCGTCATCCAGCACAAGGGTTCGATGGGGACCTGGGCAAAGCTGGGACGCGGGCTTGTATCCAGGAGATAGCATGAAAACGCTTGCACAAGTTATTGCGCTTACCGAGACCCGCGACAATCCTTTTGGGATGCGCTTTGAGAATGCAACTGACGCGGCTCAGCCTCGTTGGATTATTAACGAAATTCCGACCATCCAGAAGGTGCATGGTCCGGTCTGCAGCTTCCAGACCGCCCTTGCGATTGCCTGCACCAGCTATGGCCGCTACCAAATTCTTGGGGCCAATATCTACGCAGCGCCAAGCCCTTACGCAGAGACCATTTTTCATTTTGCGTTTGATGATTATGGGCAACTTGCCGTATTCGCCCGCTTTATTGCTCAAAAGGGCTTTAACGCGGAGGAGACCCCTGAGACCTGGGATGATGCGCGTGGCCTGGCTTATGCTGCGTTTTACAATGGGCCTGGCAATCCGCAAGCCTACTGGGATGAGATGAGGAGTCATTTCTTATGAGCGATCCGGTCAAGCTGCAGCAAGCAGAAAATTCTTTGGTGAATGCTGTCAATAACGTGGTCGTGCAGATCATCGCGGCCGGCGATGATCCATCCCCAGGGGACATCAAAAACATTGCGACCGCGGGCAGTCAAGCAGTCTTTGCGCTGTTGATGGCCGCACGCGAGATCTGGCGCGAATGACCAGCGGGATCATCTGCCTCAATCCTGCGCCGGCAGAGACCATTGCAACCATCATCGTGTCCGGCGTTGGTCGCAGCGGCACCAGCATGGCAGCAAGCGCGTTGCATGACCTTGGCCTCTACCTCGGGTCTGACTGGCTGCCAGGGCTTTATGAGGACCAGCCTATGCGGCGCGCGCTATACCACTTTTTCCATGATGAGCGGGCCGGCTGCATAGCGCGTTATAATGCGCTCAATCCCAAGTGGGGCTTCAAATTCCCATCCCTGCACCGGCATATGCATCCACCAGAGCTTGGCCAATTTCGGGCACCGCGGTTGATCGTCATGTGCAGGGATGCGGTAGCGGTTTCCAATCGCGCGGGGGTTGACCCCAGCAAAATACTCATTGAGCAAGCGGCCATGATGGCCTTTGCGCAAGCGGTGACATTCCCGGTTTTGTTGGCCTCATACGAGAAAGCCATGGATTCCCCGGAGGCTTTCAAAGCAGCGCTTGCTTCTTTTGTCGGGATAAAGACCGCACCGGGTATGGTAAGCGCTTTTGCGGATCGCAATGCTTACCTAGCAGCACCGCACGAGGTATAAGCAATCGATGCAGGACGCGGCTAGCCCTTGGCCAGCGATTGAGCACCTGAAGGGTGGGCAGGTGGCCTGCTTCGGTCCCACCCCTTTATTTCCTGGAGCAGCTCCATGCCTGTATCGCTGGCTGAGATCAATGCAAAGAACAAAGCCTTCAATACCTATGACCGCAAAGGCCGGCGGGCGACCGATGCCCTATTTTCGGATGCTATTCCGGATGGGACAAAGGTGTTCATAATCAAAGGACCCTACACCGGCCGGCCAGGGGTTGTTGCAGAATCTTTTAAGGGGACATACGCGATATCCGTCAATACGAAAGGCGGCTTTAACGTTCTAAAGTACTTTACTTCGGAAGAGTTTAGGCCTGCTTAAAGGACCCCATCGCGGGGAGGTGGTGGCCTACCTCGTGCGCAGACGTGGCCCCCGAGTCTGCCCGCGTTGGGGTCGGGGGCATAACCCAAAATGGAGAGACTAAATGGCTGATTGTCCGGTCTGCAGGGAAAGCTTAATATACGGGGTTTTGATTGTCGAAAGTATCAAGCTACCGCTCGGACATTCCCTAAATACCTATGTGATTTGCGATACCTGCGATGGCAGCGGCAAGCTTCCGCAAGAGGCCCCCACCCGGGTGGAGCTTTTCCACATGGCCGGCGGCAAGGCTGAATGACGCTGCATAGACCGCTTTACAAGCGCCCTGGGCAGGGTTGAGCAGCTTTCCCGCTCCCCATAAGCCCCGCTGCTCCCACCCGCCCCTACAGCACGCTACCAACTTAAAGGAATTGCCAGCATGAACGCATCCGTCGGTGGCGGTGGGCATATACCCCCAGAACCCAAGAAGACCCTGCTGGAACGGCTGGAGCATTTGCTTAAAGACCCTACAGCACGCGCGCATCTGACCGGTTTTGATATCGTTGTCCTGCGCCTGGTTATTGAATGCTTGGAGCAGGAAAGGATTGTGGAGGGCTGGGAGATGCGCATGCTCAGCCATCTGCAAGACATGATGGAAGGCCGCATCCTGGTCTGGGCGCATCGCAAGACGTTGGGTGATAGCTATGACGCGTTAGTTGGCCCGACGCTAGACAAATAAAAAGCTGCCCCATGTGACCGGGGCAGCTTTAAGTAGCAGCAGCGGCTAAAGAGTTTTGAGCAAGCTTGCCAGCTCAATGGCCCGCAAATCGGCATCATCGATCAAGCGCAGCTCCGGCTTGCTGGTGTCCAGGCCGTCATAGTAAAGCAGCGCAGCTTGCGCCATGCGCGCTAAGACCGCGGGGTCAATTTCGATGCGCCGGGGAACCGGGGCGATAATGTTAAGATGGGCTTCGGTCATTCATTTTCTCCTTGGGGTTGAGTCCCCTTAGATTTAGTAGCAGGCCTACCGCCTCCTGCATAGTGTTTTTTCCGCTCTTTTGGTCGCGCACCTTTGCGCACGGTGAATGGCCGGGGCTCCCGGGTAATGCTGACAAGTCCCGCACCGTCGGACAAAAGCTCATATATGCGATTGTTGGCGCGCTCAAAATTCTGGAACGACTCGGTCTCTTTGCCATTACCAGGCACCCAGACCTTATAAAGGAAAGCACCGGCGACCATTACGCGACCACATAAGCAAGCTTGGTCAAGTCGAGAAAGCCCCGCAGCGCGATATCCTCGGTCTGGGTATTTGGCCGCACGCAATAGACCGCTACCAGCGGCGCAGGCGGGGGTTCATGCGGGGCTGGGGGTTTGCGCGCGTCATTGATTGCCGCCATGTTGTAAAGCGCCAGATGAGCGACAAATGGCACCCCATCCGCTTGCCAGCCATGCCAGGTCGACGGGGCATAGCCAAGCAGCCCACAAGCTTTCTTTGGGCTGATATTCAGGTTGCGACAAAGCTGCTGGAAAGCCGCATAGGGCTTACGAGGCATGACATGTTTGGCAGTTTGCTTGCGCTTAACCCCCTCGGGGATCTGCTGGACGGGTAGGGAAGGCTGATCCATAAAACGCTCCTTAGTTGTATTTTGCGGTACAAAGAATAACCGCGACCAGGGCAAACATCAGCAGACCCAGGACGCGAACAGCGTTCATCTTGGCGGAGAAATCTGGCGCACGAACAACTCGCTGGCGCTTGGGCATTTTCAGCAGGATGAGCAGCATTAGGAAAATAATCGCGATGGCCATATCAGACTCCTTGTTGGGTTTGTAGGAAAAGATATACGAACCAGCCGATAAGGCCGACCAAGATGGGCAAGAGGATGCAGGCGGCAATGATGCCAGACTTGCCCAGGTCAGTTAGGTATGATTTTAGGTCCACCGGCCTCCTCCTGCGCAGCGCGCTCCTTCAGTTGTAAGATTAGCATGGCATTGAGCATCTCAACGATCTGATCCCTGGTAAACTCCAGCTCCTTGACCCCCAGGGGATGGGCATTGCGTCCGGTCATCGCGGCATTGTCGTTGAATTGCTGAGCAAAGCGCGCTGCACCTGCTTTATCGACCGCGAATTGTACAAGGCCATGTCTGTCGTTGCCAGCGGCAAATAGCTTGGTGCGGTTCATAGCCTTGCCTCAAGGTTGACCAGTAGGCCAAGAGCGCGACTGATTACGGTTGCCCGGTAGGCCGCACAATGAGCATGATAGGCAAGGTCGGCGGGCTCATTGTTGCCGGGCTGATAACTCGGTGGGAACCCCATCTTGGCGCATGCCCATATATGGGAGTTATTGTTGAGCACCGGCTCGCTGGCCAGCAGCCGCGCGATGCGGTCGACCAGCTCATTTGCCGGTATCATTGGAAATTGCATTAATCTATCTCCTTGTTATCATTGCGGGCGTAAAAGGGAGAACCGCCATTGCGGTAAAGCTCGGCATTATCCCGCAAAAAACGCGCCTCAACAGCGCGCTCCTCGGTTGCTACCAATTCCTGCACTGACCGTCCAGGACCAAACCAGCGCAGCAGGGCAAGCAAGCGCTTAAGCATCCGCTTCCTCCTTTGCAGCATTAAGCTGCTTCAAGCAGGCGAATGCGCGGTTAAGAGCATATTGCTGGGTGCTGCATAGCGGCTGCCAGCGAAACGGCAGCACCGATTCGGAACCACGGACCACCCGCCAAGCCACAATTAGATGACCATCATGGCGCTTCAGATTCTCCCAGGGCAGCTCGGGAGAATTGGTATCAATCATGCGCTGTTCCAGGCTGGCCCGCATGGCGGTCTCCAGCTCAGCGCTGATGGTCACTGGCTCAATGGTCCATAGCAGGACCTTGGGATCAAATTTGCGACGTTCGGCCATTTATGTGCTCCTTGGGTTGAGATTGATTATACTGGATAGGGCGCATATTTTGATGCTCAGACTTTATCAATTCCAGATTTCCATTGCATTCGCCCAAACAGCGGCAACTTTAGAGCCACGCTCGTAAACACTCACCGGCTCTTGCCGACCTTCAAAGCGACGCTCTATGTCCGCCAACCCCTCGGCGGCGTAGAGAGCTTCTTTGCGGCCATAGCAGCTAATGATTTTGCCAGAAGGGGATTTGATTTCGTAATCCATAAAAGCGAACTCCTTAGGTGCATAAGCATATAACGCTTTTAGTCGGATAAAGGCAAGCGTTTTCTACTACATAATGCAGGAAAATAATGGTCGCTCGCGCCCCCCTCAACCAAGCCAAATTGCAGGAAAAGCCCCGTATCCGGGTGCCGGCCGGTAATATGGCCCATCGCCTGGCGGCGGCCCCGCAGCCAGCACCCGAGGGTAAAGCTTTCCTGACCGGCGACTCTTTTCAAAACTTTATCTCCAGCGTCGGCCTGGGGACGGCCAATCAGTCCAGCGGCAGCATGTATGGGTTCAATCCCATATCCCGCAATCATACTCAGCTTGAGTGGATGTACCGCGGCTCCTGGCTGGTCAAGCGTATCATTGATTGCATCCCTGACGACATGACGCGCGAAGGGGTCGTCTACAATACCGACCTGCCCCCGGATGAGACCGATGAGCTGGATACCTTTTTCCAGGACCTAGGCATCTGGGGCAAGCTGAACAAAGCCCTTAAATGGGCCAGGCTTTATGGTGGCGCCGGATGCTACATCGACATCAAGGGCCAGCGCCCGGATACCCCTTTACGCATTGAGACCATCGGTAAGGATCAGTTCCAAGGGCTGGTCGCGCTCGACCGCTGGATGGTCTGGCCGATCCTTAATCAGGTGGTGCAGGCTGCAGGCCCCGACCAGGGTAAGCCCATGTATTACGATGTGATCGCCGACGGTATCGGGCTTCCCCGTATGCGCATCCATTACTCTCGCTTTATTCGCTTTGAAGGGATGGAGCTGCCATATTGGCAGGCTTTGCAGGAAAATCTATGGGGCTGCTCGGTCCTGGAACCGCTATTCGACCGCTTGGTCGCCTTTGACAGCTCGACCACCGGTGCAGCGCAGCTCGTTTACAAAGCTCATTTGCGGACTTATTCGGTACCTGGCTTGCGGGAGCTGATTGCATCGGGCGGTCCGATGTATGCGGCTTTCCTGGCGCAAATCCAGATGATGCGTTTTACTCAGACCAATGAAGGCATGACCCTCATTGATGGGGAAGACAAATTTGAGACCCATCAATACGCATTCAGCGGGCTGTCGGATATGCTCATCCAATTTGCTCAGCAGCTATCGGGCGGCGCTGGCATACCCCTTACTCGGCTGTTTGGGCAAGCGCCTGCGGGGCTTAATGCGACCGGCGATGGGGATATCCGCAACTATAATGATATGGTCTTAGCCGACCAGAATAGCCGGCTGCGTCCTGGGTTGACCAAGGTCTACACCATCGCGAGCTATTCATTGCGCGGCGGTCCGCTGCCGGAGAATTTTGGTTATCGCTTCCGCAGCCTATGGCAGCAGACCGAGACTGAAAAAGCAACCAACGCGGGTTCGGTCGTCGATTCGGTGGTCAAGGTCTTCCAAGAAGGCATCATTAACCAGAAGACCGCGCTAAAAGAGCTGCGCCAGCAATCGACCGGCACCGGCATCTTCACCAACGTTACCGATGAGGATATCGAAGCGGCCGATGGCGACCCACCGGAGCCCCCCGGCGCTGAAGCCCTATCGGCCGGGATGCAGCAGGCCCAGGGCGCGCCGGGCGCCACCCCTGGTAAGCCTGTTGAGCCACAAAAACAGATGGTAAATTGAGCTGCGTATATGCAATGATGAGCTAAGCAGGACAGTAAGCCAATGTGGGCGCGCCCCACCGGAAAACCGACAACCCCGGTAAATACCGTAAAAGGGCTTCTTAGTAGTCGCAATGGGGGGGTTCGATTTGCGAGGGTAGCTGTCCAACTGATCCCGACCCTGGCTAGCTGCTGCTGGGGACATCCGGTGAGGCCGCAGCTTCTTCTTGGACGTTTCCTCCCTAAACTTAACCCCCCAGCCTTAAACAAGCTGGGGGGTCTTTATGCTTAGCGAAGCTTCTATCTGGAAAGCGCGCTTACTTGACCAAGCAATAAACCTCATCAAAAACGCATTGGCTGCGCCGGATTTGGCCTGCATCAAGCATAAGCTGGATAATGCTGCGGACCTCCATCCAATTCTTAATTTTCACATAGCTGCTGACAGCGTTCTTAATGCTATCCCAGCAAGATCCTTCTTCTGAAATAGCTTCGATTAAAGCGGCATGAATGATAAGCTGGCGGCGGCTGGGCATGATAAACTCCTTAATTGCGCTTGCATAAGCATATAACGCCTTTAGTCGGATAAAGGCAAGCGTTTTCTACTACATAATGCAGGAAAATAATGCTAGTTGAGTGAATGAAATGGTCGTCCGCAAAGATAGCCCGCAGCGGCGCCTAGCTTTCGAGCGGGTCCGCAACGCATCCACCGCTTATGCGCGCAATCTGCGCAAGGTCGCGCATCATATAGGGCAGCTAGTTAATGGCTTTGATCATCCTGACCAAGCTAATAATTCTGCGCTGCAAGACCTACTGGAAGCGTATGCGCGCATTCTGAAGCCTTGGGCCAGGGCAACCGCCCAGCGCATGCTCATGGAAATCAGCCGCAGGGACACCAAGGCCTGGGAGCAATATGCCAGGCAGATGGGCCAGGCCATTCGCAGCGAGCTTGCTACCCAGGAGACCGGCCGGGAGCTATCAGCAGCGCTGGAACGGCAGGTGGATTTGATTACCAGCTTGCCACTAGAGGCCGCCAGACGGGTGCACGAGCTGACCCAGGAAGCGCTTAGTACCTCGGTCCGGCCAAGCGAAATCGCCGCTAAAATTCTGGAGACCGGCGAGGTCACCAAATCCCGCGCTGAGCTAATAGCGCGCACCGAGGTTGCCAGGACCGCATCCAATCTTACCCAGGTCCGCGCGGAATCGGTAGGCTCGACCCATTACATATGGCGCACGGTCCGGGATCGCAGGGTACGCGAATCCCATGAGCACATGGAAGGTCGGGTCTGTGCTTGGGCCGACCCACCGGAGGTTGAGCCTGGCAAGCGCTATCATGCTGGCTGCATTTATAATTGTAGATGCTATCCAGAACCAATCGTCCCCGAGGATTAAATGTCCCAGAGCATAAGCGCAGCGCGCACGGTCATTCTTCCCCTGGTCATCCCGGAAGGACAATCATTAGAGTTTCCGCAAAAAGACCCGGCGGATAGCCTGGATTTTACGCTCGATATCACGGCCTGGCTGGCCGACTCCGGGGATACCATTGCGAGCTGGGCCTATGCTCAATCGAATATCAATCCTCAGGCCAGCGCGCTTAGTATCGCTAAGCAAGGCACCATAGCACCGCAGCTTACCTTGATCATCGGAGCTGGAACGCCTGCAACTATTTATCAGATTGTTTTTACGGTGACTTTGACCAGCGGACGCATCCTGAACCGAATGGTCACGCTGCCAGTCAATATCCTGGCACCAGCCAGCTTTTAAGGAACTCGCATGACCGGCCTCACCTCATACAGCGCGCAAAACGTCATCAACTATATCGGCGGCAAAACAGCCATGCCGACGTTGCCAACCGCCTACGTGGCACTTTTCACCGCGGTCGGCACCGATGCCGGTACGGGCTTTACCGAAGTCTCCGGCGGTTCCTACGCGCGCGTTGCCACAACTGGCGCGACGTGGAACGCAGCGAGCGGTGTTGCGCCATCGTCAACCACAAACGCAGCTATAATTTCCTTTCCCGCCGCGACGGCCTCGTGGGGCAACGTCATCGCATGGGGGCTGTATGATGCGGCGACGGCGGGCAATCTCCTTGAATGGGATTACCTCGGCAATAATCCGTGGTATCCGTTCACCTGCACGAACGCATCGCCTGGCGTTCTGACCGCCATCGGGATCACGGCGGGATCGTCGCCGAATTTAGCCAACGGCTCAATCGTGGTCGTTAATGCCGAATATGGTGGCGCGCTGCCGGCAGGCTTGACCGGCGGGACGCAATACACGGTGGCGGGGCTTTCGGCGGATACTTTCAACGTTGGCGCCAATACGACCTCGACCGGCTCCGGCATGGTGCGAGCGATCACAGTGCAGGCCATCGCGGCAAATAGCACATGGAGTTTTGGCATCGGCGCGCTTACGCGGGTCATCAGCTAAGTGGTTGCCTACGCACCGCGGGTTTCCGAGACCGTCACCGTCACCGGCACCGGCACGGTCACGCTCTCCGGCACGGCTGTCACGGCATACCAAAGTTGGTTTTCGGGGTTTGGCGCGTCGGGGTCCGCGACGGTTGGGTACTGCATCGTCGATAACACGACGAACGCATGGGAAACCGGCGTTGGCGCTTACAACGGCGGCAACCCCGGCACACTGACGCGGGGATTTTTGTTTAGCAGCACGGGGTCGGCGGTTTCGTTCGCGGGCAATTCCTGCACGGTGTCGTGCGATTTTGTCCCCAACGCATCGGGGCAACTAGATATATCGGCTATGCCAATCGGTCCAGGTAGCGCCAACCTTGTGCCGATCTCAGGGCTATCCGCAACCCTTGGGATCGTCTTAGGTGGAACACCTTCAGCCACCACGCAAACCGCCAATCGTCAGGTTTTTTATCCGTTTACGGTAACGCGGCCACTAAACTTCAGCAGCGGCGGCTCAGTCGCACCTTCCACTTTTAGCCAGCTTGGTGCGCGCGTTACAACTGCGGTTGCTTCATCCACATTTTCTGTTGGTATTTATTTAGATAATGGCAATGCAGGAGGTGCTGGCAATCAGCCCACTGGATCACCAATTTTATCTGTTTCTGGATTAAGCGGAGCCGCGACGGGTGTAATTCAAGGCACCGTTGGTCAGTCCTACACATTGCTCCCCGGCATTATTTATTGGCTTTCAATCATTCCGAGTGCCGGTATCGCTTTCAATGCCGTCCCGACCGGAGGTTTGATTCCGTTAGGTTTAGGCGCAGGCGTTACAGGCTTGTCTTATTACTTGGCCGGAACAGGATCAACCTTAATTGCTCCCGTTTCAGGTACATTTACTGCTGTAACGGTCACATATCCTCCATTGATAGTATTCTCCTAAAATGCCGATTGCATCCGGCCCTATTGCATCGCTACCCATCGCGGGATCGCCCCCAGCCACAGTTATGACCGGCGCGCTGTATGCAATGTCTCGCACGATCAGCATTGGTCGTGGTGCATTGACCGGTGCCGGCAAATTGGCAGGGCAAAGTAAAACGATATCAGTTGCGCGCGGTTTGATACTGGGTACGGGTTTTCTTAAAGGTCGATCCGCGACCGTCAGCACCGCGCGCGGCGCATTGACTGGTGCCGGCGCATTGGCAGCGCGTTCGCTAACCATTAGTACGGCACGCGGCGCATTGACCGGTGCCGGCGCATTGGCAGGCTTTGGGCGGTCCCTTACGATCTCCACCGGCCGCGCGGTCATCACCGGCATAGGCGCGCTCAAAGGCCGATCCAGCGCGTCCAGCACCGCGCGAGGAGCGATTACCGGCAGGGGCGCGTTACAGGCGGTTAGCCGCACGATATCGACCAGCAGCGGAGCATTGTCCGGGTTGGGCCGACTGGCAGGATATGCTTTCACTGCGATCTTTGGCAGAGCTTTATTAGGCAATCAAGCAGCTCCACCACCAAGCTTAGTAATTGCGCATATTGCGCTATTGCCGCCTGAGCAGCGCATCGCGAGACTGGGCTCAGAAGCGCACATAGATGTCCTACCCGCTGAATGCCGCGTAGCCGTTATTGAGGTAGATGCATGAGCCAGCCCCGCGCAAAGCCGCAGATTATGTCCCCAAAATCACCCGGGGCTTCCTACTATTACGGCATCGACTTCAGCAATGTGCTGCCCCAGGGCGATACCATAATGGGCACCCCTACGGTGACCTTTACTAATCCCGCCGGGCTAAGCGATTTAACGCTTGGCGCGCCGGCCATCATCCCTGGGCAGCTCGGCCAGGCGCTCGCGGTTTGGGTGCGGGTCAGCGGAGGCTCAGCGCCCAGTCAATATCAGGTAATTTTTAATGTTTCTACTGCGCAGGGCAATTCGGATTCGCGCTCTATCATCATCCCAGTGCAGCAAAATTAAGAGGTCAGCATGAGCACATTATTTGGGCCTTGGGGACCATTGACAGGCGATCTTTCGCTAAGCACAATAGTGCCTACTGGGCAGTCTGCTGCTGTCAATATAGCGGATTTTGTGGCGGGCAAGACTGCTACCGTCATCCCAACAGGCGGCACAACAGCGGTGACGCTGGCAAATTTGGCCGCATCAATCACTCCATCCCTTTTGCCGACAACCCTACCCGCGACCGCTGGCGTATTCTGGAATAACAACGGGGTTCTTTGCATCTCATGAAAAAGCTACTTTTCATCCTGGCGATCTTGCTGCCCGCGATGGCGCAGGCGCAAAGCCTGCCAAATTTTCCGCTGAACAAAGTGTTCAACGTGGTGCAGACCGATGCTGCTTTGAGGGCTTTTCCAGTTGCCGGGCTGATGGCTGGCACGCAGATAAAAGACAATGGCTACTACGTTAATGGCGATATGCCGCCGGTTGTGTATTCCCTGCAAACGAGCGCGTGTAGCTTAAATTCCGGCGCTGGCGATGGCGGTGGTCAAATTCCAAGCAACACGACTGGTTATTGTTGGATTATGGGCAGTCAGGTTGCGTATGATTTTCGCCAATGGGGCGCAGTGCCTTCGGGTGTTGGGGCCGATCCAAACAACAACAACGCCACCTTGATGACGAATGCCATTACCTATGTGGGAAACATAGGTAATCTTTTGCCCACGGGTGCGGAAGCCATTGTCATGACGGGCGGAGGTCTTCAATACACCATTAATGCGCCCGTAATTAATTACGGGCCTTCTGGGTTTATTGAGTTTCAAGATTTTGGTTTGCTTGTTAACTCTTCAACAAATTTCACATGCACAAACGGCGCTCTCGAAAACCTTGCTTCGTCTCTGAATTATTTTGATCGCATCATCATTGACGTAAACGGTCAGACGGCTAACGGTTTTTACGACCAAGCCAATGGCACAAACCGCATGACGAAAATGTTTATTCGTCATTGGTCCGGTTCATGTGCCAGCACCACGACAACCGGCACGATGGCGGTAACAAGCGGGTCAAACATCGTGACCGATACCAACACTTCCACTTTGGCGACCGGCATGGTCTCGCGTGGCAATACGGCAAGCGGCATCCCTGACCGCAGCGTGATCGTCAACATTGTCGCCAATACGAGTTTTACGCTTTCCAATGCCGCGACGGCCAGTTCCACGCCTTCGTCTTTGGCATTTTACACCGATGTCAATGGCGTTTCGATGGGAAAAGGCGGAACGAACACGGGCGGATCCTTTCACCAATCAAATATTTTTGAGTG